TCCGCAACTTGTTTAATACTGTATTTAATCAAAATATTTATTTTTTAAAAACAGGCTGAAATTCACTTTTTATTTCCTGAAAAATCTCATGGCCCAATACAATTTCTCCCTTATATGCCTCTATAGAACTTATGTCAAAAGATTCATCTTGCGTCCAAAATAAAGTAATGTGGGCCTGATAGTCTGGATAGGTGGTGGTGAAACCGGCGCTCAATGTTTGTCTGTTTCTGCGTTCAAGTCTTGAGTCTTTGAACGCAAGAACAACAGCGCCGCCGTCAAACTTTTCTATTAAACGCATAGATTCAGATTCAATAACGATATTTTCCTGAAACTGTTTAGGCAAAGCAAACCAATTTGCTGGGGTTTTTGAGTAAGCAATTGTTACATGCAAGCTTTCAGCATCAATGGACAATCCCTGCTCACGCGCCCACCCCATAAAATCAGATTTATTTAAAACATCTCGGCTCAAATAAAGGCTTCGGTCAACACCATCCTTTACTATCTGAGACTGGTTAAACCTTGGCGCTGCATCGCGAATATCCATATCGGCTGCCGGTACGCCGTCATCCTCATTTTCATTTTGGCCAAAATCAAAATCAACGTTTTCTTCAATTGCTTTTTCGATTCCAGGAAAAGCGCCAGACTGCTTTAGCTGATTTACGACTCCGGTCTGGATTGCCTCCGGCGCCATCACCCCAGACTCAACCAATTTCTTGGCTGTTTCAGCAGTAATATTACCAATATCCGCGATTTCTTTTTCTGTCATCTGCTTTAAAGGCGTCCATTTAAACTCTAGTTCTTCAGGTCGAGAGCCTAATGCTGATCGAATAATACACTCATCAAGCAATTTTATTGCTGGTTCAACCTCAAGCTCTTGTTTTGCGGAAATTGAATCATAGTAATTATTCATATCACCGTCGCCGGTTGAGTTCATTCCGCCAGGTGATTGGCCTAAAAACCTAGTTAAAGGGATATCAGCAGCGCCAGCCACAACCAATAAAAATTGCTGTATTAGCTGCGGAAGATTAGAAAAATTAATTTGCTTGCGGTCATAGGCTTCTGAGCTATCATGAATCAATGACTTGTTTATGCTTTTACCTAATTTGGCAAGAGCAAATCTATCAAGCACAAGCTTTTCATAGTCTGGGTCACTCAAATTTTCTGTTAAGTCCTCAACCCCAAAAACGTCAACATTCGCTTCAAATGCAAGGGAAGCTATGTTTGCGGCGGTTGAATCAACATTTTTAATGGCTTCGTAGGTAGACTGGAGAATGCTATCGCCCCATCCGATAGTATCAAGCGCATTTCCAGCCACATAACCCCACAAATCAGGCTGTTCAGCGCCGCGCAGAATAGCTAAATGAGAGTAGTGTATTTCAGCATACTCTTGTGAGTTGGCCACCGTATAATATTTTGGCCGACCATAGTTGGGATGTAAAACATCATATTCAAGCTCACCGGCTGAAAGCTCATGACGCGATAGCACGCTTAAATAAGTTAACCCACCTTTTGTTATTTTTGATGGGTCTAAGGGTTTTTGCTTGTCCTGCGAGGTTCCAATAAATAAAGCGGCACCACCCCACAATCGCGCTTGAATATATGCATGCAAAAGCTTTCCCTTTACGCCCATTTCACGCTCTAACCGGCTTATTTTCTTGATTTGCTCGGGTTCTCCTTCCCAATTTCGCCACTTTCTTAAGGCATCTTGAGCCGGAACATCAACTATTTTTTTAGCAACCCAACTTGATCTATAGGTATTTTTTAAGTCTAAATAGGTAAGATATTGAGCCTGATAAAAAGCGCCAGCGCCCTTATCATGCTGTTCCATGCCGAGGCCGCTTGTTAGCGACCTTATTCCATCAACAGCCATCAAACGGCCATTGATTTCTCTAACTCTTGGTTTTTTAGACATTACAAACTATCCCATTTGTGTAGTTTTTTACGTGGTGAATATGCCGAAACAAAAGAGTCGGCCCTGTTTGGGCTAGGAACTTCGCGTTTTGCAAGGTCTTTTTTACTTTCAACTTTAACTCGGCCAACATTATCAAAATCTTTACGTGGTGTAGCAAGCTCATCAACAAGCCCGTCAATATCTGGGATATCACTTGATATACTGATTATTTCATCAGGCTCAAAATCCATACCCTTAATCACTGCATTGTATGTGTTGCGAAACCTCGCGGCAACTTGCCACCACGTTTGAGCTTTCAAATTGCAATAATAGTCTTTGTTTATTGGCGATTTTGGGTTTTTGGGGTCAACTTTTCCTTCTGGGTCCACAATCGCGCCGGAAGCATTGAACTTGTGATATTTTATCCGTGTTTTGTTTTCCTTGTTAAGCGCCTTAAAATGAGAACCGGCAAAAGCACCAACACCTATTGAATCATAATCAATCTCAGCGCCATGTTCACGCGCCAAAGAATAAACTTTGGTTGCTGATTTCAAGAGCTCGTCTTCGCCGCCAGACCATTCCTCAACATGTGTTGCCAATATTCCATGCGTTAGTGTGATTGCGTTTTTATCATCACCGGTGTCAGCAACATCAAAGCCCGCGCGTTTAACACCGACCGGTTCAACACCAAGAACGATATCAGCATCAATAGCAGCGTTAATCCATGAACGTTTGATAATAGCGAGCTCATCATCTTCTTTAGGCTCCCCAAGGTAAATGTGTCTGTAGTCGTCATAATCTTCTTCTTTTTTGGCAGCAATGACCTTTAAAATAGTTTTGGATAAAAACGGGTTTTCCGTATAGTTTATTTTTCGCTTCACTGTTTCCGGTGGCGTATTTGTAACAAAGCGCCGGTAAACAAAATCGCTAATTAAGTTGGGGTTAAAAATTATCCAAAACTGAGAACCTTCGCCGCGAAGCGTCGGCTCAAGAATATCCCATTGGGTTTTTGTAAGTCCATGCGCTTCTTCAATCCAGCAAATATCAATACTTTCAAGTGATTTTATCTCCTCGATATGACGCCACAAACCATAAAAAATAAACTCTGAACCGGTAACTTTGTGAGTGATTCTATCGCGCAAAATGTCGAATTCATCACTTAAGCCAAAGCGTTCAATTTGAATTTTTAAAAGTGTGTATACACTTTCTGATATCTTGTTTTGAAATTGCCTGGCACAAAGAACCCTTATTTTATGGGTGCTTGCTAAAAATATAGCGAATCCAGCAGCGTCCCATGATTTAGAGCTAGACCTACCACCATATAAAACCTTGTTTCTTGCTGGTTTAGCCCAGAATTTCCTTAATGCTGGGTTTAGCGTTGCCCCTTCAACTTTCCTCGGCATAAAAATCAGACAATTTCCTGACTATTGATGGGTCAGGCTGTATTTTAGTGACGTTTTTATCCTCTATTAACCCGTGCAGCTTAGCCAAATTTTGGGCGGCCTGAGTCATTGCAGCCGGTTGTTTATTTTTGTTCGCCATGGCAAAGGCCGCTTTATGCATTTTGTCGATAGTGTCAATGGTAGTTTCATTGCGTTTTGCAGACAATTCTTGCAATTGCTTGACCTTAGCCAAAACCTTATCATTTTTCGCCCATTTTGATGCTTTAACATGTACTGTGGCATTTTTCCAGCGACGACTAATTGGGTGCATTTCACGATAAGCATCCGATTGCGATTCGCCGCGATGTATTGCCTGTGCGAAAACATCAACCCTAGCATCAGTTTGCTTTGGATCAATTGCGGGGGATTTACCCTTTTTTTTGGTTTTATTATCCATTTAGAGAATTGAAAGTCTTGCCATTGCTCTCTAAAACAGCATCTTTACCAGTGTATTCTTGCCATCGCTTAACGATTACGTCGCAGTACCGCTCATCAAGCTCCATAGTGAAACATGTCTTTTTGGAATTTTGGCAGGCAATAATAGTAGAGCCAGAACCACCAAAGCCATCAAATACGATATTTTTATCAGGCTGATCATCTAAAGCCATTTGTATTAATTCGACAGGCTTCATAGTTGGATGGACAGTGTTTTTTTGCCGCTTTATTTCCCATATGTCGCCTCTAAGTGTTTTTTGCCCACCAAAATCTCCATAGTAAAAAATGACTTCGTGCTGCTTGAAATATTTATCTAAATTCTGAGCTGGATTGACTTTATTCCAAACAATCATGGCTTTTGGCTTCCTTGATATTTTCTCCATCGCAGACTTAAATAAATGAGCGTATTGCCAAGAACAACAGACATACATAGTTTCACACCCCATCAAAGATGCTATTAAAAAAGACTCAAAATCTTCATCCGACATTTTGTCATTTTTGATTTTATCTCTTTTATCACTAACCCCTTGATAGTCAATATTATAGGGCGGATCAGTAAAAACCATGTCTGCCTTTTGCCCATTCATCAGACTTTTAATATCTTCGTCTAGGGTGGAGTCTCCACACTTAAGTCTATGATTATCCAAAATCCAAACATCACCACGCACTGTAATTGGATTTTCCTCTATATCTGGAGCATCATCCTCATCAGTTAGTCCTTGAACTTCGTCTTCAGGCAAATCAAATCCCGTGAGTGCAGCGTCAAACTCAGCAGCGTCAATAATAAAATCGAGCTCCGCATCAGCTAGCGCGTAATCCCACTCAGTGTCTACTTCAGCCAAGCGGTTATCAGCCAAAATATAAGCCTTTTTTTGAGCCTCTGTTAAGTGCGATAACTCTATGGTTGGAACCTCTTCAAGACCTAACTTTTGAGCCGCCAAGAGCCTTCCATGGCCAGCAATAAGACCGTTTTCACCATCAATTAGTATTGGGTTATTAAAACCAAATTCCTTAATGCTCCCAGCAATAAGTTCTATTTGCCGCGCCCCGTGCTTTTTTGCATTATTTATGTATGGGATTAGTTTATTAACAGGCTTTTTCTTGATTTTTATAGGGCTCATTTACGAATACCTAATAATTCCCTTTTCAATAGTTATCTTATCGCCGTTGGTGTCAGTATCAATTATTTTATATTCATAGCTGCCAGCAATAGTATTTATCGTATCGGGTACATCAAAATAAACCCCACAATCGCCCTCATATAGAAGACCAGGAATATTTTCAATTTGGCCGCCAACACTTAACTCCATAACTATAGTGTGGCCAGTCAGAATGGCCGGACGCCTGGTTTTTTTTGAAGTGAAAAACCATCGAAACGGTTTATTATCGCCGGTACATCTATTTAATGGATTGCTCATTAGCACACGCTCGCTTCATAAATTTCTTCTTCAATTATGGCCTCAAAACCATCTTCAATTACAGCTTCAATTTCTAATTCATCAACATTGGAAAAAACAGAAAAATCCTCATCAATAAAAGCTTCATTTTGTGATTCACAAAGCTCAGATACTACGGTCTCCCAATCAACTGGGTGAGAAATCGTAATATTTACGTCAGCCGAAGTACTTGAGCCGGCAAGGGTTCTAACAACATCAATACTAGCGTTAAAGGTGCCATTTGTTTTTTGTTTCCACGGATCACCCTCAGGGTCTCTAGCTAAAATATTGCCTGAAATATTGACATTAATATTCTCTTCCGGAGGCTTAATAGTCCAGAAAATATCATTTCTGATGAAAAGCAATATGACTGTTTCCTCTGAGCCCTCGACATCAAACATGGGTAAAAATTGCCCATTGGAAAGAGCAAATTTTTTCCAAGCACTGTAAATTTCAACCTCTGTATAACTAGTGACGCCAGGCTTTAAAGTGCAAGTCCTGGTATCACCGTTAAACAGAAAACCATCAATATTAACGTCCATTAGGCGGCGTTAAGAAACACGCGCTCTAGTGCGCCAGATATTGAGACGGGGTTAACATCAACTTTGTTGATTGTTCCAAATACGTAATTGTACTGCGCTTGCGTATCTCCAACGGCCTCGAGGACAACTTCTGCTACTGTGTCAGGGTCTCGACCTCCGTCGGTGTTGTTACTATAGTCATAACTATAATTCAACTCTAGCGCCGTTATATCGCCCTGGACCGGAGATGCAGAGCTGTCAGTAACTAAAACGGCCTGACTTGATCCAAATGGCTTAGAGCCTAAAGTCACCTCAGCGCCGGCAATTTCATTAGCAAATGTGCGCCCCAATTCACTTGTAACGCTCATTGAATTAGCAGTTACCGCACCAACAACTTTTACAATGCCGTTTGCCTGAGACCCATTAAAACCACTAATTGAAACAAAGTCATCTGCAACAAGACCCAAAGTTGTGAAATCGCCGCCGGTGGTTGTAAGCGTGCAATCTGAATTGGTAGCAGCGGTGATGGCAATGTCAGTGCCGACCACCTTTTTAATGTAACGATAGTAAAGGTTAAAGTCCTTAACAACAGAATCAATGTGAGTTTGTGTAAACTGCAGCTTAATTCCGGCTGAAAAAGGAAATTGATATTCAACACCGGTGTTATTAATTCGTAAAAATTTGTTTTGTGTTGCGTCAAAATCATCAATCCAAACGCGGCCCCACATTTCGGACTCGAGCAGGAATAAATTTGCGCCTACAAACTCCAATAAAACGTCGGAGGTGTCGCCATCGGCAATGGCCGCAGCGTCGGCATCGATGTCGCTTACTAACCGTCTTTGGTGTTGAACATAGGTGTAAATTTGCTGTAACGACGCGCCATTACCATTTATCACCGTATCAACTTGAACCGGTATGGCACCAATTGTCCTGGCTTGTGGTGTTGCATAAGAGGTTATACTCATTCCGGTATATGGCAAACTACCGGCCACCTCAGCATCTGTTGCAACAATATCCGTGTCTGGCGAATTTTGAAGCGGGAAAGGGTAACGCTTAAAAGTCATTGGAAGAGGTACGTTTAGAGAAGAAAACGACACAAAACCATATTTTTTACCAGGCTCTCTAACGTGAAATCTCAAATCGTTGTTACGATAATCAAAAACGTTATTTTGAAAAACTTTAATCAACTGATTTGCTTGGCCAGTGATGTACATTTGCCTTGTTTCACCGTTAGGCTCATCCAATTCAACATAAATTTGGTCACCTCCGACTTGAGCGTTGTTATCCAGCGCAAAAACGTTATCAAAACCGATAAATTCAGATTGAATAGTTCCCGCTCCATATGCGGCGCCAGTTCCATCACGATAAGCCAGCCCAGCGTCCCTAACTAGGTTTTCGCTGTTTTGATCTTCATAGGTCCAATCTTCAACCATTTCAAATTGCTCATCAAAAATGGGAATCCACGGAAAGGGATGAGGCTTTAAAAGCGCATCAACCAAAAACTCTTCTTTAGCAAATGAAAATAAGGCTTGTTGCCTTACTCCATCATCTGACAAATTTCCGACTTTAGATAACCGGACGTGACGAAGGTTTAATATAAAAGTTGCCTCAACGCCTTGGGTTATAAAGTCTGGGTCTGTAATTTTAGCCATTTAATGCGCCCTCCTTTAGAGCTCTATCAACTGCGCCTTTAATTCGCGCAGCTCTCCAGTCTTTCAAAACTGAGTTATCTACTTTGTCCAAATATTGCTTCTCGCCAAAAATCACAATTTCATCTAGTTTTTTCTCGTGAAGCTTAAGCATTCTGGCAACCATGGCTTTATCATCGGGATTATGCATGGTTCTGTATCTTCGTACTTTCTTTGGATCGCCAATATCCCATCTGTCAGGAAAACCCGACCAGCCTGGGAAGTTGTCCAAATCTTCATATTTTTTAGCTAACTTTAATTGATCTTTGGTCAGCTCTTTTTCTGCCTCAATTGTAAGCCTTATTAAATATAACTTCTGGCGCAAGGTTCGGCGCTCTTGACGATCTGCCACCCACGCTTTTAAATCAATTTCTTTTCCACTCATTTCATTTTACCTAAATTGGATTCTTATAGTTTGGTTGGTCTGCCTGTTCAAAACTAATTGTAGTGTCTTTACTGGGGAGAGGAAAGTTTTTCCGAAAAATGTATTTTTTATTTATATTCTGAACAACTAAATTTACAAGCTGGCCTGCGTCAGCTTCGGAATAGGTGTATATCAGGGATGGTGATGAGTTATTGGTCCCTGCCAGCTCGGTATTATCCGAAACTTGAAATATTCTTACATCTGAGCCAGTTTCACTAGGCTCTAGTTCAAGTGTAATTACGCTAAAGCTTTCTCCACTATCTGAAAAATGGGCGCCGATTCCATTAAATTCTTCTCCCGTCTCATCTATAACTCGAACGCCCTTAAGCAACCTTGCATAAATTGGGGCAGCGTTGTTAAAGGTGTGTGTCTGCGCAGTCGTGGAATTATGCCCACGAACACAGCCCGTTATACTTCCGCCGGTTTTGCCGGTGTAGCTAATTTGTTCATCACCTATTGAGATAAAACCAGAGCTAGGCAAACTAGCCGTTGATTCTAGCGATATGGTGGTCGCGGTCGCATTAACGGTCGCAGACAATCTGGGACCAAAGACTGAGCCTCTAGCAGTATTAATACCTGACATAGGAATTAAATCATGCCACTCAAGACCCGAACCCTTGCCGCCTATCGGCGCGTTTTGGGATAAGTGATACTTTAACCAGTGCTTAACATCTTCAACGGTCGCGCCAGGATTAACGGTTTTATCTACAGCAACAGTTATCCCAAACTTTAGGCCCTTCCAAGTAACCGGATTAGCCCCATGGTCAACTATACTTATGCCTGCGTGAGACTGAGCCACCGCTGCAGTTTGGGTGACAAATACATCATTTGACAAGCCGGTCGATATATCTGTCGGCGCAGTGGGGAAAAGGTCATTTTTAGCCCAAAAAGTGTTATAACCTCTAGCCCTATAAACCCACGGCGCTGACCACACGCCGGTTCGCAGCGAAAAATTATTCCCATGACTAGAATTATTATGAAAATAGGCCGTGCTCACCATCTTTGAGATATTCCCATCCGCGTCAATAGAGCCTGAGTCGACAACGGAATTGTCATTCTTCAGTAGTGCATACTGAATGCCTGACTGTGCAATGCCCCCAATCGAATAGCGGCCATTCAGCGAAAATTGAATTATTGCCGTGTTTAAGTTTTGATTTGCTCCATCAGTGGTCATTCTAAATTGATTGTCTCCAAACACACAATCAATCAAAGTGTAGGTCTTACCATTGCCAATACTAAAAACGATGTTTGAATCAGCTAGCGCTTGAACACCATCGACGGTAACGTTGGCAGGATAAATCTTGTAACCCTGTGTTCCTGAATCCTTAATGATTACATTCTTGAAGTTTGGAGGCGAATTGATGAACTCACCGCCTCGACTTCCTATTAGGTAAGAGTCCTCAATGTCTAAATTACCAAGATAAAACGAACCGTTAGGGCCTTCACAATTCCATACGGAATTACGCACTTTATACGACGTATTAGGTTCATCGAATCCGCATGTTAGCGGGCGATTATTGTTACCATTAGCTGCCCAAGTGCAGACAGAGTTAAATATTTCCCATCGACCGTTGCCGGTTGCGTCCATCGAACCCGATGTCCAATTGCTGGCCGGTGTAGCATTGTTAAAGTAAATACTAGCACCTTCATCTGGTGAGAGCGCGTCTTCGGTACCCATTCGAATAATGCAGCCATTGCCAGCCCTTAGAAATTGATCTACGTCAACATGCCAACCGGAGGGAATTTCTAGCACACTTCCATTGTTCGTTAAAGTGATCCCCTCCCTAAGCCACACACTACGCCGCGCCAACTTTTGAGCGCTTGCGGTTCGATTTAAGGTTGTCACCAACTCCTCTATGGTGCCAGTGCCTCTAACCGTCGTATTGTTGACTCTGGTAAATGCCATAAAAATCTAATCTTAATCCAGAGACTCTATAAGCAAGTCAAGGTAAATTACTTTAATGTCGTCATCCGTTGCTGAGCGACCATTTTCACTGGTGAAATTTAACAATTTTTCTTCTAACGCATCATAAGCAGCGCGAAAAGGTGGGCCATTTTGTGACAAAGAATCAAGTTGTCTAAGTATATCGCTATGGTTAGCCATAATCGCACCATTTTAAATTTTGGTAGCGCTGGCAGGACTCGAACCTGCGACCTCGAGCTTATGAGGCTCGCGAGCTGCCGACTGCTCTACAGCGCGTTAAAAATAGAATTTTACGCTATGGATTGAGCATGTCAATTGTTTGTGCCAACAAATCAAGCTCACTGCCTATGACATTTTGAAACTCTCTGGGTGATCCGTGAATACTAAAATCTCCTTGATGATGCTCTTTGCACAACGGTATTACTAATTGGTGAGGGGCTTTTTGTCCGCCGCCGTAGCCGGTGCGTATATGGTGAATGTTGGCCTCAGCCTGGCATTCTGGAACGATACAACCAAGCGCCGCGACCTTTGTCATATAACGGCGCTCTCTTTTGGTTGCTTTACTCATAACTCATAAACCCAAACAGCTTTTGACCCTTTACCGCTGGCGCCGGTGTACCAGCATGCGCCAAGGTCTTGGTAATCTTCAACAAATTCAGGCGCAAAACCAAACCTAACGCGATCTCGTTGTAATTCCGATGGTGAAACGGGCTCGCAAGCCTTTATACTTATCTTTAAAGCCGCATCAACCTCATCCAAACTCCCATCAATAACAAACGTGCCGTTATTGAATGCTTGAGCTTCGCTAAAATATTCACTAAATTTACTCATAATCCTAAAAACCCAAAATATGCGGCGCTTCGAGTGTCCACGTTACTCCGAGCGCGCCAACCCGTCATATTTTCAAAGCGCGGCTTATCTTTAGCCCAATTGTCTTTTGCTGGCGAGATTAATTTTATTTTCTGATTACAGTGTTCAAGCGCCCTGACAAGCTCAATCATTGATTGCTGGCACATGCCAACTCTTCTAGCGATGCTCTGGTTGATTAAACTGGATGACTGTTTATTTCTGCCATAAACAAAGTTGTTCTTTGTTACCTCCTCAATTACCCACAAACTAACATCGCGTTTAGTGGACAAATCTATAACCGCCATCAGGTCGAGTGTTTCTAACTTAACCAGCCTGCCATTTTCGTAAATTGCGACGCCATGCCTGGTGGTGTCTGGGTCAATTCCTATTATTGTGCGCATGATTTAATCCGTTTAATCTCTTCCTCAGTGTCTTCTAAAATTGACTCTATCTCTTGAATCAACAATAAAACATCTTTGGTTTGTTCTGCGGCTTTAAGTTCTTGCAAACCAACAAGACCTTGAGTTTTTACAATATTAAGCCTAATCAATAACTCACTTGCTTTTTCACTTATCATTTCAATTCTCCTAAAAAAGTGTTTTTTGTGCTGTTTCCCTATTAAACCTCTCTAGAGCCGCGTCGAAATAATCCTTATCCAATTCCATACCGACGAAATAAAATCCGCCGTAGTGAGCAGCAATTGCGCTTGATCCACTGCCCAGGTGCGTGTCTAAAATACGATCACCTTCATTGGCATAATTAGTCAGAATCCAATCGTATAGTTTTACTGGTTTCTGGGTGGGGTGAATTTTAATTTCGTTTTTTGACTTATCCCCAAGTTGTACCAAAGCCCTAGATGCTGGCTGCCCGATTTCCGCTCCCTGACAAAATCCAGACCACAAATATCGAACGATCTGAAGTCGATTAT